GTCAACTACCTGTCCCACATGTCCCGCCTGACAGCCGAGGCGCGACACTTGGCTGACCAGCGCATGCGCCAGCTTTCGCCCGACGGAACGCCGCAGGTGGCGCTATCGTTGACGCTCGACAGCTCTGGCATCCGCGACCCAGCGCCTCTACCGGCCGGCGTGGAGCCTAGCAAAAGGGCGGCGGCTGGCGGTGACACAATCGACGTGGGCTGATGCAGGTCAATCTCGACATTGCCGACATCTTCAAGCCATACCGCAAGCAAGCGGAGTTTCTGGTCGCGCCCCATCGCAACCGCTTTTTTCTGGCGGGCCGCGGCGCGGGCAAGTCGTGGACGCTGACGCTCGACGCGCTGCTGCAAGCGCTGATCAACCCAGGCTGTCCGGGCGCGCTTTTGGGCCGCACTGAGCGCGACCTCAAGAAGAACCTGCTGCCGTTCCTGCGAACGCACCTCCAGACGTTGCAGGATGTGACCGGATTCAACTGGATCAAGCGGTACTCTGTCGATGATAGCGCCATTTACCTACACAACGGCAGCACCATCTACTGGCAAGGCTACGAACGCGTCGACAAGCTACGCGGTCAAAACCTTGCGTGGGTTGCCGCCGACGAGATTTGCTGGTCGGAGGCAGATGAGCTCACTGTTTATGAAACGCTGATCAGTTGCATACGCGTGCCGTGCCCGCGGCCATCCTTTGCGGTGGCCAGCTCGCCCAACGGTTTGAGGGGCGTCACTAAGCTGTTTCGCGACCGGCAAGCCGAAGATCACCCAGATTTCTTCGTCGCCCGAGCGACCAGTTACGACAACCCGTACCTCGATCGGCACGTTGTCGACTCGTGGAAGGACGCGATGTCGGTGCGGCGCTACGAGCAGGAGATCCTAGCCTTGGCGCTTCGACCGATGTCGGCAGTCTATGGCGAATTTCGCGAAGCTCGGCACGTCGTCCCGACTGGGGCCTAAACCGCGCGGTCGCCGTCGCCATTCAAGTCACGCCTGACGGTCGGTGGATTGTCGCGGATGAACTGGTGCGCCAGCCTGAAAGCCGCGGTCACTTTCGCGTCGAGCTGCAACGATGGATCGAGCATACTTGCGGCGGCGTGCCGCACTTGATCAGCGCCGACCGCGCGGTGCCAGAAGAAAACGTTTGGCTTCGCCAGCTTTATAGTCCGCGCAAATCGATCGTCTTGAGCCTAAGCAGCAAGGCCGATCAGTATGTGCGAAGCGGCATCGCCCAGGTGCAAGACATGCTTGCGCCAGTGACCGGCGAGCCACGGTTGCTGTTTGCTCATTCGCTTGCGAAAACGTTCAGCGGCAACGTCGCCGGCATTGTGCCATCGATGACGGCTTATCGTTACATGCTCGACCGCGACGGCAACCCAACGGATACGCCGGCCAAGGACAATCTGCACGATCACGCGGTTGACGCTTTGCGTTATGCTATCGTCGCCGGGTCGCGGTTCAAGGAGCTGCACGGCGGCAAACTGCCGGGCCGGTTTGCCGTCGCCAATGATGGCGTCGACAACGTGCCTCCGCACTTGCGTTGAGTTTGCGCCACCGTACACTAGGCGCGGAGGTATCTGCCAATGTCGTTGTTCAGCATCGCGCGAGCCGAGCGTTGGGACCTTCAGAAGTTCGGCAAGAAATCGTTGCAATTGTCGCAGTTTCTTCGCGGCGATTTCTCGAGCATTCGCGCCGAGCTGGACAAAGTGTTCCCGAACACAAGCAACCTGCAAGAGCGGTTTGTGCCGCTGGTGCAACGTTACGCCTACGAGCTGACCGGATTTTACGGCCGGCCAGTAGTGCGGCGCTTTTTCTCGGCAAGCGCGGCCAACGCGGATCCGTTTATCAAGTTGCGCGAAGTGTACCGCGCCAGCAAGGTCGACCGCGCGTTGCACCAGGCGCATCGCGAACTGATGGTGCAACAGACCGTTATTTTGGCGGTGCTGCCAGACGGCGTCGGCAAGGTCAAGGTGATGTCGTTTGAGCCTTGGCAGGTGGATTGGGAACCTGGCGACCCGTTGCGAGCCGACGACATCCAGCACGCCGAAGAAGTCGAGCTGGCTATCCCGGTCAGCTACAACGACGGCTTTGTGACCTATGGCGAGCTGTGTATGTCGCCGACCGAAATCTACATCGAGAAGGGTGGTCAGAAGGTGCCGGTCTACGGCAACAGCATCGCCAATCCATTCGGCGGCAAGCTGCCGCTGATCGTCCTGCGCGCCGAGCAGCCGCAACCTGGGCGATGGGCCGCGCCGGTCAACGAGCCGCTGTTGTCGATGCAAATCGCGTTGTGCTTGTCGGAGGCCGATACCGAGCTGCTTGTCCACACGCAGGCTTGGGGCCAGAAGGTGCTGGAAAACGCGCAGATCGCGCAGCAGGTTGAGGAAATGCAAGTCGGGCCTGACCGCGTCTTGGCGCTGGTCAACACCGACCCGACCGCGCCTGCACCGAAGTTGACGATTGTGCAGGGCCAACCGCCGCTGGCGCAGATCACAAGCTGGAACGAATCGCGATTGCGCTTGCTTTGCAGCATGTTTGACTTGCAGCCCGATGCGTTTTTGAAGGTGGCGACGGCTGTGACGGCTTCGGCTCGCGCGGCCGACGCCAACGACCGAGAGCAGGCAAAGGATAAGTACAAGCCGATCTTTGCGGACGCCGAAAACGAGCTGTGCCAGTTGATTGCCATGGTGCTCAACCTAACGGAGCCTGTGCAGATCCCGGCGGATACGGTTGTTGAGGTGCGCTACCAAACCTACGAGGTGCCGGCCGACCCGTTGCACGAGTCGCAGGCGCTGCAAATGGAGATCGCGCAAGGCATTGTTTCGCCTGTCGACGTGGTCGCCGACCGCGACGGCATTACGCGGCAGTCAGCGTTTGACAAGATCAAACGCAACTTGCAGGAGTCGCGCGACCTTGGCGTGTTGCCGAGCGAGCCGGTTACACCACCGCCGGCTGATCAGGTGCCGCAGTGATCGACGTCAAGGTGCGTTATACCAAGGCGGCGCAGGCCAACGTCGACTTGCGCGCCAACTTGCAGCGACCAATGGTCCTTGCTGAGTCGGCGGCAAAGCGCGTCTCGACGCGGGTTTTGACGCAAGGCAAGACGGCGACGCCGGCAAAACCGTATTCGACGCGCAGCCGCAGTTACACAATCAGCGAAGCTTACGGCCAGCAGCTTGGCGTGACAAAGACAAGATACCGCAATAGCCAAGAGTTCCATGCCGCGGTGGGTACACGGCCAGGTGCCTTTCGCGTCAGCGGTGGCATGTGGGCAGGCTTGCAGGTCCGCAACGTCGGCAGCACGGCGGCATTGATCGATTTCGCCGGCAGCAGCATCGGAAGCACGCGTCAGTCTGGCAAGACCAAAACCGGCCGGCAACGCAAGTCGCCGGTCAAGGTCCGCAATCAAGCCAAGGGCGCTATTGTGTTCAATCAGAGCGAAGTCAACGTTTTGCAAATGACACAAGGCGAAGAAGAAGCCTTGGTCGGTGCGGTAACGCGCTGGTCGCAAAACATCGTTGGTCGAATCTTTGGAGCCACGTCGGGGCAGTTCTCGACGACCGGCGATCAACAATTGCTGCAAGACATTTTGCGGCACTACGACGGGAGCAGATAGCATGGACGCAAGCACCACCGCACCAGCTACGACCGCCGCATCAGCGGCACCACCACCAGCAGCACCGGCCGTGCCGCAGGTCGACGATGTCGCCGCGCTGCGTGCCGAGCTGGCCGCGCTGAAGTCAGCGGAGGAAGCACGCCAAGCGGCGGCAGCCAAGGCTGGTGAAGAAGCGGCAGCCAGGGCCGAAGAAGAACGCAAGGCCAAGCTGTCGGCTGAACAGAAGTTCGCCGAAGAACTGGCGGCGCAACGGTCGCAAATCGAAGAAACGCGCAAGCAGCTCGCCGACGAGCGGCGCAACTTGGCACTCGACCGGCTTGGGGTGCAGGAGAAGTTTCGTCAGTTCGCGCCGGCCGTGGATCCGGGCGATCCGAAAGGAGCTAAGGCGCTCGAAAGCTGGGCCAAGGACAATCCAGAGTTGCTGCGGCAGCAGGCCGCGCCGGTGTCCGATGCCCTGTCTCAGCTCAGGAGCAAAGCCGGGTCGGCGTTGCAGAAGGTGCTGAGTGGCGAGAAGAAGTCGACGCTTGTGACCGAACGCAACCTGAGCAAAATGCGCTAACACTTGCAACCGCGCAGCGACTGTGTACGCTTGCGCTCTGGAGGCCAAATGGCAACGCGAAAGACTGAGATCAAGGACGGCGTGGCGGTGGTTGAGCCTGTTGGGCCGGCCGTGCCGGTGCTGCCGTCTGACGAGGAAGTTGCAGCCGCACGCGCAGCGCGGAAGGCAGCGGGCACCTACACCGAACTGGCACCGGGCACCGTGTTGGGCCTGCCTGCCGGTTGGGCTTCGGCCAAGCTGGATCCCGCGCTGAGCGAAAGCCGCAAAGCTGAGCTTCGGGCCAAATGGGCCGCTAAAGGCTGGATCGCGCTGGAAGGGCTTCAGCAAGTGATCGGCTACCCGACCGGGTGCGAAGTCTGGGTCAAGAAGGTTGAGGATTACGAGTCCGACCGACGCGAGCTGGGCGAACGCATCCGGCAGATGGCGGCGCAGGGTTCTTTCTTGCTGGGCCAAGCCTAGCGATAGGGGTTCAAGATGGCTAACTCTCTCGATAATCTCATCCGTGTTTCGCAGGCCGCGTTTGTCGACGCGCTTGCCAACTCTACCGAGCAGTACGCGCAATGCTGCCAAGTGCTGGACTACCCCGGTGGCTCGGCGCAGCTCATGGCGGTCAACGCCGGTGGTCTGGCTACCGAAGTGACCGGCGCGACCACCAGCGTGTCGGCGACCGACCTGACCAGCGGCATCAAGGTCGTCACGCAGAAGGCTTTTGCGCTCAAGCACCGGATGCCGCGCCAGCAGCTTCCGTGGCTGGTGGATTCGGCGGCTGCTGACATCGCGACCAGCTTGGCCAACGCCGCGGCGCAGAACATCAACAAGCTGTACTTCGACGGCTTGGAGTCGCTGTTTGCGCTGGCTCACCCGATGGCCGGTGCCAACAACGGCCAGGTCGGCAACGGCAAGAAGTTTATCGATACCGGCTTGGCCTTCTTGCAGGGTCAGGGCGGCGCGGGCACGCAGGCCAATCTGCTGACCGACGCGCTGTCGGAGAACAGCCTCAACAGCGCGCGCGAGATTCTTCGCAAGTACAAGAACCAGCAGGGTCTGCCCATGAACATGGGCGATTCGAGCTACGTTCTGGTCGTCGGCCCGAAGAACGAGAAGATTGCGCGCCAGTTGCTTGGCTCGCAGTTCACCTCGGCCGCGCTGCAGGTCAACATCAATCAGGGCTTCGCGACTCCGGTGGTGTTCCCGCTGACTACGGATGACGACGACTGGTTCCTGATCGACACGGTCAAGAGCCCGTGCGGCATCTGGCTGGGCGAGCCTCCGATGATCGACATTCTGCCGAGCGAGGACAACTTGTTCGTCAACTTTGTCGCGCAGTTCTCGGCCAGCTTCTACGTCAAGGCGTATGAGTTCGGCATCGTGGGCAGCAACGTGGCGTAAGGTCCGCAGTAGGGTTTGCGGCGGGAGCCGGGCGGCTTGATGGTCACCGGCTCCCGCCAGCAAGCGGAGGTATGCGATGGACATCGAGCTGCTGTACGACAGAGCGACGACGATCACGCATGCCGATCTTTCCGGCCTCGTGCCGACTGCTGCGACGGTAGTCTTGCGGTCGCCGAGCGGCAGCCAGTTGCAGGCTCCGGCGGTCACACTGTCGACGATCAATACGCATGCAAACAGCGCATCGACGACGACCATGCTTGACCTTGATTCGGTCGCTGGCGTCAAGGTCGGTCAACCGCTCGCTGTGACCAGCTATGGCGAAACCTACGTTTGCACGCCGGTCCGAATCGATGGACTGCACGTCCATCTTGCGGCAGCGTTGCCGGTAAAGCCAGCAAACAACGACGCAGTCAAGGGCTTGACGATGACGGCCAGCCTGACGGCGTTGGGCCTTGCCGCGTTGGGCGCTGGCTACCAAGTCGAGTGGCGCTACGAAAATGCGACGGCCAAAGGCTTTGCGACGGCCGAAGCCGCATGCGTGCGCTGGTTGTGGCAAGAGGCCATCAGCGCGGCCGAGATCGCCGAGCTGCTTGCGACGGTATACCAGACGACCAGGTCGGAGGACTTTTGCCGCGGCATCGCTGACCGCGTCAATGACAAGATCCGCAACGCCATCGAGCAGACCGGCCGGCGTCCGTATCTGTACGTTTCGCCGCGCGCCTTCTCGGAAGTGGCGCAGATCGGCGCTCGATGGGTGCTGGCTGACATGGGCATCGCGCTTGTCGGCGACATTGCCACACTGGTGCGCGAATACCGCTATGCGTTTGGCGACGAGCTTGAGAAGGTGATCGCTGGCCTGAAGGCATACGACGCCAACAACACCGGCGACACAACTGCGGTCAAGCGGCCGCTT